AGCAGTAGCCGGCATACGAGAGTCCGAAACGTGACTGGAGTTCAGACGTGTTCTCTTCCGATCTTGTTTTTTATATTAACGAGAACCCCAACGACGCCAATATTATTTTGCTGGATTCTTTTAAGCGCCGGATGGAGTTTCCAGAATTGAAGGAAAAAGCCTTTAACCACTACAAGCAGTGGGAGCCAGATGCGTTTATTGTCGAGGCAAAGGCGTCAGGAGCGCCGCTTATTTTTGAATTGCGGGCGATGGGCATACCGGTACAAGAGTTTACGCCCAGCAGGGGTAATGATAAGATGGTGAGGATTAACTCTGTATCTGATCTGTTTGCAAGTGGAAAGGTCTGGGCTCCTGCTACAAGGTGGGCCGACGAGCTAATAGAAGAAATGGCTGCTTTCCCTAATTCAGAGAATGATGACTTGGTTGACTCCGCCACCCAGGCATTAATCAGGTTCAGAAAAGGCGGCTTTATTCGTTTGCAGACAGATGAGCAAGACGAACTTCGTGCGTTTAGGCGCAAGGTATCTTATTACTAAGGATTTATATGTCCATTGAAAAATCACTATACGCCGCCCCTCAGGGCATTGAGTCACTAGCTCCAGAGCCGGACATTGAGATTGAGATTGAAGATCCTGAGTCTGTAAGCATCAAGACGGGCGATATTGAAATCCAGATTGGGAGCGTTGAGGATGACTTTGAGGCTAACCTTGTCTGAGCATCTTCCTGACGATGTTGTTACTGAGTTGGTCAGCGATCTGCTTAGCGGTTTTGATGACGACATTAACTCTCGTAAAGACTGGATGCAGACTTACGTCGATGGCCTTGGACTTCTGGGAATGAAGATTGAGGAGCGCGCTGATCCCTGGATTGGAGCGTGTGGCGTATACCATCCTCTGCTGTCTGAGGCGGTGGTTAAGTTCCAGGCCGAGATAATGATGAGTACTTTCCCGGCAGCAGGCCCGGTGAAGACTCAGATTATTGGCAAAGAAACCCCTGAGAAAAAGCAAGCCGCTACTCGTGTGGCCGCTGACATGAATTATGAGCTGACGGATGTGATGACAGAGTTCCGTCCTGAGCATGAGCGCATGTTGTGGGGCTTGGGGTTGGCTGGCAATGCGTTTAAGAAGGTCTATTTTGACCCCAGCCTGGACCGCCAGACGTCTATTTTTGTTACGGCTGAAGACCTTGTGGTCCCATACGGCGCATCAGACCTGCAAACGTCGCCTCGCGTTACGCACATCATGCGTAAAACCGAAAATGAACTGCGCAAACTACAGGTTGCTGGCTTTTATGCTGACATTGACCTGGGTGAGCCCAACAATACGCTGGATGAAGTAGAGAAAAAGATCGCCGAGAAGATGGGATTTCGCGCCCAGACGGATGATCGCTACAAAATCCTTGAGATGAACGTCAATTTGGACCTTGAAGGGTTTGAAGATACCGACAAAAAAGGCGAGCCAACAGGAATTGCACTGCCTTATATCGTCACGATTGAGAAAGGCAGCAATAAATGCCTGGCAATCCGCCGAAACTGGGATAAGGGCGACAAACTTAAATCAAAGCGCCAGCATTTTGTCCATTACGGCTACGTTCCTGGCTTTGGTTTCTACTGTTTTGGCTTGATCCACCTTGTTGGAGCGTTTGCCAAGTCTGGAACCTCCATCCTTCGCCAGCTGGTGGACGCTGGCACGCTTGCAAATCTCCCCGGAGGCTTCAAAACACGCGGCCTTCGTGTCAAAGGCGACGATACACCCATCGGACCAGCTGAGTGGAGAGACGTTGACGTACCCAGCGGGACTATTGCTGAGAACATTATGGCTCTTCCCTACAAGGAACCGAGCCAAGTGCTGGCAATGCTCCTTGACAAGATCGTAGATGAGGGCCGAAAGTTTGCGTCTGCTGCTGATATTCAAGTTGCAGATATGTCGGCCAACTCTCCCGTTGGTACTACGTTGGCTATCCTTGAGCGCACGCTTAAAGTGATGACTGCCGTCCAGGCGCGCATCCATTACTCCTTCAAGCAAGAGCTAATTTTGTTGCGTGACATCATTCGTGACTACACGCCTGATGAATACAGCTACGAGCCGGAAGAAGGATCGCCCAAAGCCAAGAAGTCTGACTATGACCTGGTGGCCGTCATCCCTGTGTCGGACCCCAACGCTGCAACGATGGCGCAAAAGATCGTGCAGTACCAGGCCGTCATTCAATTGGCTCAACAAGCCCCTCAGATCTATGACCTACCGCAACTGCACCGCCAGATGCTAGATGTGCTGGGCATTAAAAACCCTGAGAAGCTGGTTCCCCTGCCTGATGATGAGATGCCTGTAGACCCGATCAGCGAGAACATGAATGCTTTGAATGGCAAGCCGCTAAAAGCCTTTATCACGCAGGACCAGCAAGCTCATATTGCAGCGCACCAAATGTTCATGCAAGATCCTCTTGTGATGAAGACGATTGGCCAGAACCCGCAGGCCGGAATGATCATGGCGGCTTTGCAGTCGCACATTGCAGACCACCTTGGCTTCCACTATCGCACAATGATTGAGAAGCAGATGGGCGTTCCGTTGCCGCCGCCTAATGAGCATCTGCCAGAGGATGTTGAAGTACAACTTTCTCGGCTGGTTGCCCAAGCAAGCGCCCAGGTCCTTCAAGCCAACACTGCACAAGATCAACAGCAGCAGGCTCAGCAAATGGCCCAAGACCCACTTGTCCAAATCCAGCAGCAAGAGATGCAGATTAAGGGTGCAGAGCAACAGCGCAAGCAGCAAAAGGATCAAGTTGATGCTCAGCTAAAAGCAGCACAGCAGCAAATTGAGCGTGACCGCATTGAAACGCAAAAACAAATTGACATGACCAGGATTCAAACTGATTTTGTCAAATCGCAGAAAGAGCTGGATGCCCATAATGAGCTTGAGCGCCAGCGTATATTAAGCAACCTTGTTGGACGTAACCAATGATTGATAAGTATCTAGAACATCTATCAAAAAAGATAGATGACAAAGTATCCCAACTCCAAGAGTTTCTGGCGGATGGCAACGCCGGGGATTATGCGGAGTACAAGAAGGCGTGTGGCGAGGTTAAAGGTCTGCTCACTGCGCGCTTATTTATCTCAGACCTACAGGAAAGATTGAAAACACATGACGATGAGTGAAGGAAATGTAGACCTAGTTAAAGCTGTGGACTTGTCTCAGATACTGAACAAGCCCGCAGAACAAAAAGCCAAGCAGCTACCAAAGCCGTCTGGCTACCGCATTTTGTGCGCAATTCCAGAAGTGGAAAAAGAATACGAAAGCGAAATTGGGCTTATCAAGTCTGATGAAGCAATTCGTAACGAAGAGCTATTGACCACAGTATTGTTTGTTGTGGACCTGGGACCTGATTGTTATAAAGACACAACTCGTTTCCCGTCTGGCCCATATTGCAAAGCAGGCGATTTTATTTTGGTTAGGCCACATGCAGGAACCCGACTAATCATTCACGGCAAAGAGTTTCGTGTAATTAACGATGACTCTGTTGAGGGTGTAGTTGAAGATCCACGCGGTATCCGCCGCAAATAAGGAGCAGATATGTCTGATTTTAAATTTCCCGATGAAATTGATGATTCAAAGGATGATGAGCTTGACGATGAAATTATCGTTGAGGTAGAGGATAAAACACCTCCTGAAGATCGCAATAAAGCGCCCTTGCCTGAAAAGATTAAGGAAGAGCTTTATAACGACGAGCTAGAGGATTACTCTACAAAGGTCAAAAAGAAACTTCTTCAAATGAAGAAACTTGCGCATGACGAGCGCAGGGAAAAAGAAGCGGCTTTGCGTGAGCAAAATGAAGCCATTGAGTTTGCTAAACGGCTAATGGATGAGAACAAAAGGCTCAAATCCAACCTGTCCAGCAGCGAAAAGAATGTGCTTTTGTCTGTCACCAAGACCGTGGAAATGGAGTTGGAGCAGGCCAAGAAAGCCTATCGGGAAGCCTATGATTCTGGCGATACCGACAAGGTAATGGAGGCCCAGGAGCGTCTTACAGAGGCAACATTAAAGGTTGATAAAGTAAGAAATTTCCGCCCTCCGGCTGAAGAAGTCGAAGAAAATGTGGTACAAACGCCCCAACCCCGTGTCCAGGCGGCTCCAAAAGATCCGTCAGCGGTTGCTTGGCAACAAGATAATCCTTGGTTTGGGGAAGATGAAGAGATGACCAGTTTGGCTTTGGGTCTTCACGAGAAGATGCGACGCGAAGGGGTTAGAATTTCGTCACCGGAGTATTACTCCCGTTTAAATAACACAATCCGCAAGCGGTTCCCAGAGAGATTTGAGAACGCAGAGGAACAAGATGACCGGCCTAGCCGGAAAAGCTCGGTGGTAGCACCAGCTACACGGACAACGTCCGCAAAACGAGTTAGGTTATCCACTGGAGAACTTAACTTGGCAAAGAAATTTAACTTAACACCGGAGCAATTTGCTGCGGAAAAAATCAAATTGGAGGCCTCAAATGGCTGAAAACAGAAAACCGCGTGAGCTTGAGGAACGACTGATGACTGAGCGCCCTAAGCAGTGGGCACCAGCAGAACTACTTCCTGAACCAGACAAGCAACCTGGGTACAAATATCGTTGGGTGCGTGTTTCGACTTTGAATGCAGCAGACCCCCGCAATCTCTCGGCCAAACTCCGTGAGCATTGGGAGCCTGTTCCAATTGAAGAGCAACCCAAATTTAGACTGTTAGCTGATCCATCGAGTCGATACAAAGACAACATTGAGATTGGCGGGTTATTGCTTTGCAAGACTCCTGAGGAATTTGTTGACCAACGTAATGCTTACTTTGCAAAACAAAATGTTGCTCAAATGGAGGCTGTAGACAATACTCTTATGCGTCAAAGCGATGCGCGGATGCCTCTCTTTAGGGAGAGTAAGTCTTCGAGTAGCTTTGGAAAAGGTATTTAATTTTTTAGGAGTCCTTAAATGGCTTATCCAACTGTCTCGGCAGCTTACGGTTACAAACCCGTAAACCTGATCGGCGGTCAGGTGTTTGCTGGATCTACCCGGAATCTTCCGATCCAGTACAACTACGGTACCGCTATGTACTACGGTGACCTAGTCACTCTATCGGCTGGTTATGTTGTGATTGCAACTTACCCTGTTAGCACCACCAACACCACTGTTGGCGTGTTCCTGGGCTGCTATTACAAGATCGGAAGAGCACACGTCTGAACTCCAGTCACGTTTCGGAACCCCGTATGACGTCTTCT